TAACATCCCTGTTCGATTCAGAGGTGACGCTAAGGCCCTTAAAACTACTATCTCAGAGCTGTACGCAGTTGATAATGTTATGTATAACAACATCACTGCTAGACAATCTCTGGCTGGTGAAGAGAGAATCGGTAAGCTTCAGGATCACGTATTTAGATCTAAGAGTTTCGAGAAAGAGTATATCAGGGCTAACAAGGATGAGTTCATTAGACTTCTAATGAGGCACAAGAAACTAAGCCTAGATGACGCTACTTCTGTAACAGAAACTATTATAGATAACCCTAACGCTACAGATCTCGATGGTGCCTTTGACTTAACTAAAGGTGGCTTGAGCCCTGCAGGACACAAGAAGAGAAGTTTAGATATCTCTGACTCGGAAGCATTCAATGCCTTCTTGAGTAACAACATATTTGATAACCTAGAAAATGGAATGAAGAGTGCTTCCCGTTATATGGGATCTCTGAAGTTTATTGGTAAGAATAATAAACTACTAGGTAATATGTTAAATAAAGTCCATGCAGAGCTTGTTGCTAATGGTGATCCAGATGCTGATCGGATAGTAGAAGATCTAGCTATGAACCTAAGGGACCTTATAAATGCCGACTCAGGTAACTATAAGCGTATCGAAAGTGACATGGCTAAGGGTATTCAAAAGAACCTAACCTTGTTCGGTGTAGTAACAATGCTACCGTTGTCTGCACCTATGTCTCTAGTCGAGTTTGGATTAGCGCCTATGAACGTACCGATGAAAGCCCTTAACGAAAATATAGGGTCTCTTGGTATTATACTAGGTAAGGAGATTGGGGCATACATACAGGATATGGGTAAGACTATTGCTGCACCTTTCGGTACTGATGTCAAGAGTAATCTTGATACAGTTATAGAAGCCCGTAAGTCACGTATAGGTCAGGACCCACGACAGATTGGCATTGAGGACCCTAAGGGACTCCTTGGGCGAGTCGGTATGTCTAACCAGAAGACGGGTCAGGCTACTCTTGTCGGTGTATCTGATACCGGTGACTCTAACCAGAACCAGATAATGGATACATTCTTTAAGGTTATCGGACTATCAGGTGTTACCAATGCTACACGAACAGTAAGAGCTTCTTTCTTCAATGACTTCCTAACCGATAACTTGGATAAGATCCACGCTAACGAAGGTAAGGCTGCAACCAATGAGTCTATGGAAGCCCGTCAGATGCTTGAAGAGTTCGGTATGCCGGTTGATCTTATGTTAGGTCTATCTAAGAAGATCAAAGCTAACCCTAATGACGAAGAAGTTATAGCTCAGTGGGCTCGTCAGTTTGATAACGGTTTGTATAACTTTATTAACGCTGCTGTACCTATGCCCTCTGCGATGACTAGACCACTAGCATATAGTGATCCACACTTCGCTATGTTTATGCAGTTCCAAGGCTTTACCTCTCAGTTCACAGCTAACCACCTACCAAGGATTTGGAAGACGGTTGCTAAGGGAACTCCGGGGATGAAGTACTCAACCTTTGCGGCTCTTATGTCGATGCTTACGTTAGGTTACGCTGCTCAGTACATTAAAGATATGGTCAAGTTTGGGGAAGGATCTCCCTACTTGTCTGATGATAAGAAGTATTTGAGAGCACTCTACTCCTCTGGATTACTAGGTACACCTGAGAGATTGATTAGTCAGGTCTTCCCTTTGTACGAAGGTCGGGATAAAGGTATAGTTATGAATATGTGGGAGACTGGTTCAGGTGAAGCACCTGCATTCGGATTACTTAAGAACACTTATAAGTTAGGTCAAGGGTTAGCAGATGACGATGGGAGTAAGGCTTCCAAATCAGCTCTAGCACTTACCCCACTCTCACCGCTAAAACATAGATTAACAAACTTATGGACAGGAGATTAAAAAATGGCTAGAGCTAAAATACAAGGCCAATCGGCTCAACAGTTGTCTGACCTACAAGAGCAGATGATGGCGCAAGCTGTAGAAGCTAATGCGTTTGAGCAAGAAGATAGTGGGGTGATAGCTGCCCCTGATTTTGAAACACCTGTCGAGTCCCTTAACGTTACAGAGGAGGACTACTCGGGTTGGGATAATGAAGTAGAACCTGAACCCATCGGTGGGCCTATACTAGAGGAACCAGTGCAGGAAGCACAAGCTGTATCACCGGAGGAGCAAGCACAGTTGGAGCAAAGGGAACTCGAAAGAGTTCCTAGCCCCTTAGAGGCCGCAGGTGTTGCAGAAGATCTATCTAACCTAGCAGAGAGGGTGGGTCAACCTGCCGCTGATCGGTTCAGAAAGATGGCTTCTTTTAGTGAGTACTTCTCACCTGTAACTACACCAGTAGCGTCTACAGCAAACTTCGGGGGTGACTTCCAGCCTAACACTAGGGAGTACTCCGAGAGTCTTGAGGCTTCTGGGGCACAGGAACTTGCAGCTAAACCAGAAGGCTTTGTGCGTATGCATAAGGACCTTCCGCTACAAGCTAACAGAACCAACATCATTACACATGAGAAAGGTCTCGGTATTGGAATTAAGAATCCTAAATTTGAAGCAACAGCAGTTAAGCTGAATGAAGCAGGTAAGGTTTCTAACTATACAGAGTTAGCCAATGTACAACCTACGATAATAGATCCAAGAGCTATACCTAATATAGCCGCTACTATCGAAGACCACTTGTTCAATCAACCTAGCCCAGAAGCACAGTCTGACAGCGAGGCTTTACTCGACATGTCAAACCCAGCTAACGAGCGCCCAGATAACAGCCCACAGGCTCTAGGCCGTAAGCTGTACCAAACTGTAAGGAGAGACAGAGCATACCGTAACGGTGAGCCAACTGATTCATACTTGGAGGACTATAAGGGTATGACCCCTGCAGCTTTTGAGGCTGTAAATCATGTATTGATGGACCTATACGCGAAGATCGCACCTAACATGGTAGTTGAGATTCCCGGAAACTGGGCTGAAGGTAAGGCTAAGTCTTACGAGTTATCAGAAGAAGGGAGGCTTATCCTCTCTAAAGATAGAGTTAGTATACCTAATTTTAAGGCTGACTTCCTACAGACTAAGCCAACGGATGGTGCATACCAGTACGAGAATAGTCTACTAAAGACTGCAACTGGTGTTGTACCTAGCCCCAAGTCTAAAGCACTTGCGGAAGCTAAGGATAACATGTCTAGTGTTCCTGTTGTTATTGACAAAAGGCGAGGGGATCTTATCCTGATGTTAGGTGTTACCGCTTTCGGTACTTCACCCCAAGCAGGCCTAGGTGAGTTTAACTATGCCCATAACATGGTGGGTATTGGACAGCAGACTGTCGCTAAGATACAGGCTATCGCCCCAAGGCTTATGGCTGAGAGGGATCAACTTGTAGAGAAAGCTGCAGAAGCTACAGGGTCTAGGAAGGAATCACTCCTAGGTGAGATAGCGGCTAAGGAAGAAGCGATAGCTCGGTTTACTGAGACTGGAACTAACCCTACCTCTGGAACTAACTCTATGAGAGCACTGTTCTTCCAAGAGGCCAATAAGCCCCTGCAAACCTTAACTACTGTTGTTAATCAAGGTGATAAACCATTCTACCATTCCTTTGTTACTCAGACAGGAACCCAGAGACTCCATACGGCACAGCAGGGTACGTTCCAACAGGAACACCTAATGCGTCAGACAGTTGGATCAGGTATCAAGTATGAGATCAAACCATTGGGCGGTACTCAGGTTGAATCTAACTTCTTAGAGAACGTTAGTGTCATCCTATTCAATGGCGGTAAGCTTACCCCAGATGCTTCTGTTAGGAATGCACTGGGTCACATTAGAAACAACAGTCCAGTCTATAAGAACGCTGTTGCTATCGGTGATAAGCTTAAGAAATATGTAGGTGAGTTTGATAGAGACAAAGCTAAGGCTGCTCTTTCAGGACTTGAGGTCACCGATAGGGGCCTTAAGGGTATCACGGGTCTATCTGACCTACGACCTAAAGCTATGATTGCAGACGTTGAGCTTACTGGATTCCTAGAGGCCCTATCGAATCAACCAAAGGCTCACCACAACTCTATACAGGTGTTAGATTATCTGATGGCATTGTCTGACTATGAGAAAGCTCGTGCCACAGGCACCACTGCACACCTTTCAGTCATGCCTGTTGAGATTGATGGTATATCTAATGGTCTAGCTACTCTAGTTCTTTCATTGGGCTTATCTGATCAGCAGTACCGTACTGGTGTGTTGAGAGCTGAGGGTTCAGAGGAGACTTTAGGACTCTGGAAAGATATCCCAGCCTCTGGTGACCTATCTCTTGATAAGGAGTACTCAGGGGACCTTAGGGACACTCTTGACCAGATGTTGAAGCAGAACCTAGACGGTGAAGTATCATCTCTACTTATGTTTGACAAGCAGTTCCAGAAGGAACATGGTTACACCGAAGAAGATATCCCTGATCTACGAGAGCTTATACAAATGGCTAACCAAGATAAGGCTAACTTCCGAAAGTCTCCCATGCTTACCTTTGCATACGGACAAGAAGCACATAACCTTATTGGATCGGTCTATGACACACTTACATCTAACCCAGCCCTTCTAGCTAAAGCTGAGGCTTTCCCTAATGGTGGTGGAGTTGCAAAAGCAGCTGCATTTCTACATGGTGTGAGGCATCAAGCTCTAGAGTTTGCTTTGGGCCCTGAGGTAATGGAGCTACAGCAATTACTGAAAGAGGGTGTTGAGTTTGGTCAGTTATATGGCAAAGCTATCACAGTAGGCAACCCAGCAGGAGGAGATACATCTTTCGTTGGTAAGACTACTCAGTTTACTGGCGCTGAAGCTGATCTAAAGACTACTAAGGCAGTTGAACCTGTATCTGGTAGTGAAGCTAAGCTCAAGGAAAGCCTCCTTAGACGCATCGACAAGGCCCAACGATTAGGTGACACGGAACAAGTCTCTAAGCTAAAGGAGAAGCTAGGTAACGTAGCTACGTCTCCTATGAGAGTTAAAGAGAAGCGCTCAGTCGTTACTCCCTTAGCCTCTCGTGGTGCTATCTCAGGTGGTCAGGCTCGTGGTCAGGTTGCACCTCATATGGCACAGTCATTAGATGGAGCTACAGTTGTCCAAGCATTCAGCGGTAAAAGCTGGAAGAAGATTGCTGATACCTCTGGTTTTGCACTACCTATCTTTGATGCATTCATGCCGGACCTTGGGTCTATGCATGTTGTACGTGAAGAGGTTAATAATAACTGGTTCAATATGGCATCCGAAGCAAAGATATTTAAGGACTTTGGGGACAGTGTAAATGAAGCCGCTGCTAGTGGGCCTTCAGAGTTTAAGGGTAGAGGTAATACACCTATCAATGAAGCCGAGCATGGAATGCTAGCTGATCATATCGTTAGTCTACTTACCTTCAAGCCTTTCCCAGATGAAGCTAAGGAGTTAGCGAAGAACCTAAGGTCTGAATTGCTTCAGCATAAAGACGAAACTGGTGTTGTTGTTAACGAAGCTAGGACTTATGCTGCACTTGAACAAGCACAACAGCTACTACGTAACCTATTCTACTCAGACTTCAAGCCTAGGTACGCTAAGCTGATGTCAGACTCTGAAGCAGGTAGGAAGAAGATCATCGATAAAGTTAGAGCAGGTAAGAAGTCAGGCCAACCAATACTGCAGTATTCTACTGACGATATTGGGTTGAGTGCTGAAGTCTTAGGCTTACTAAAATAATAAAAAAGGGCCACTCTAAGTATCTAGAGTGACCAGTTGTTACATCTTTGGGGTCCCTTAATTGGGACCCCTTTTTTAATTGCTTAAAACTTATTTGATTTTGATAGATTTTCATGTGCTGTAAGTAGCTGTAAGTTCCCCTCAACATGAAGACCAGATACACTATTACCTTGGAGAGGTATAATGTGATCAACATGGAATAGTATCCCAGTAGCTTCAGTCAGTCTCCTAGCTTCCTTGTAGAGGTTTTTAATGGCCTCTAAGTCAGCCCAAGATACAGTACGTTGGAGCTTAGCTGACCTTCTCTTGGCCTTAATGGCGTTACGAGCACCCCTATTATTTAATCGGTACTCTCTAGTCCGAGCCGCTATGCTCTCCTTATTATTTAATCGGTACTCTCTAGTCCGAGCCGCTATGCTCTCCTTATTCTTGGCTTGGTACTCCCTAACCTTAGCTGCTATAGGTCTCTTATTCTCCTCGTAGTATACCTTAAAGCAAGACTTACACTTATACGACAGACCATCCTTGTTACCTTTATTCCCATAAAAGTCTGTGAGGTCCTTGAGGACCCCACATTTATTACATCTTTTCATTAGTAACCAGCTTTAGTTAATGCAGGTAATGCTTCAGCTATGTTAGCCCTTGCACGTTTGATCATGTTATCCGTAAGCTCCTTAGCTTCCTCGGGACTCTTACCTAACTCAATGTAACTCGCATAGTTAGCTGCAGCTACGTTGGCTACGATAGCCTCGTTGATCTCAGGGGTGTACGCTAAAGCTGGATCTAGTCCAAGCTCGTTTACGTACTCCATATCGTCTACCCCTTCCATCCTCATAATGTTATGTGATTTATTGTCAGTCATGTTTATTCATCCTTAACGAATATGCCATCAGCCATTCGTCCAGTTCGTGTATTGATAACCTCGAAAGCTTGATCGAGGCACTCGTGTAGATCAGTATCCCAAAGACGTGTCTGCATGATGAGAGTAACAAGTATGTCGCCAATGGCATCTACTGCCTCCTCTTTGTTGTTTGCATGGATAGCATCAGCTAACTCAGATACTTCTTCTTCGGTCTTGACTAGCTGTTGTATTCTACGGTGGGTAGTGGGTTCTTCGTCTGAGAGAATACCTCTACTGTAACCCCAGTCTACTACTTTGTTCTCTAAATCTTCAATGATTTCAAATGACATTACACTTCTCCTCCTTCAAGGGACCCTAGGGATACCAAACTTGCATACAAGTTTAATGCACCGATCATTGCTAGATTAGATACCTTACCGTTGTACTTATCAAGAACCTTGGATAGATCTTCTACTAGTTTTTCTTCAGTCTCTAAGTGCTTATCTGTAAAGACTGGAGTCTCTGTGTCAGAAACTCCGGGAAATGTTACTATTTTATCATCGCTCATATTATTATCCTTTAATTAAGAGAAGAAGTAGTCTGAACTTACAACTTCTTCGATTTTCAGATCACCAAGATCTGGTTGTTTTACTGTATACCCTTCACGGGTCTCTAGGATCATGTCTTCTATACGATCAAAGAAGTTGTCTACGTTATACATCATAGCGAACTGCCACTTAGTATGTTCAAGCAACTTATCTACATCACAAGCATGTGTCGAGAATGAATCATGGATAGCCCCAAAGCTTCCGGGAAATGATTCAATGACCTTAGCCATATGTGCAGCATCCATTGAGTGTACAAAGTTAGGTGAACACCCAGATGCAAAGGACCTACGGCAAGCTATAGGGTTACCAGCGCTATTGATCACTGGGATCTTTATGCTATGCCCAACTCTTTGCTGAGACCCTTCATCGGCTAAGCCCTTAAGACTACTGCGGACCATAAGGTTCTTCTGCTTCCAGACTTCGTAGAGTACAGGGAATCCTGAGGGTGTAGTCCAAGACAGGCAAGTCTCACCGCTTTCCAGAGAGTAATCAGTTATCTTCTGGAGGAACTTCATGGTCTTTAGGGGACCAACACATGTATCATTGATAGCTAGGATCAGGTTCTTCGACAGGATTGTACAGTCCTCTTCGGATATGTTGTACGCTATGTCGAAACCTCCTACCTTGCAATCGTTATACATGTTCTCAGCTATCTTCCTTTGACCTGCAGAGTACGCCCTAGTCATAGACCCACGCTTAGCGATACCCTTACGGATATACTTCATAGGCATGTCCCTAGGCTCGAACCAGTCAGGCATTCTATCTATCAAACGCTTAGCAACCTTAACATAGAAGTCGCTTTGTATATCCTGAGGTACAATTGATACTAACGCCCCTGCTTGTTTGTCCTTAGACATTGCAGCTAGGTGTTGCCATCCATTGTTTGAACCATCTACGGGTATAGGTAAGCGAGACTGATAGACACCCTCAGACTCCACGTACCCTTTAAGATCTAGTGAGCAGGCCAGTAACGTAACTGGTTTCTCTGCTTCCATTCGGAACCTTAGGTTCTCCGCATCGTTTATCAGTTCCTTCTGATTGTTGATTGTCCATAGTGAACGATCCTTGAGAGTCATCTTGTCCACTGAGATAGTATCCAAGCCTTCTTCTTCCAAGTGCTGTCTGTAATCTTCGCTGAGCCATTCTAATGATCCTAACTCCTTTATTGTATAAGATTGGTTGTATGAACAAGCAGTATGTACACATAGCCAGAAGAATCCTCTGTCGTCCATAGGTTTGCTTTCGCTAAACTCATAGAGTCCCTTGGCGATATCGGATCCCTGATAGTTAAGGAAGGACTCAGTGTAGTACACTCGCCCCCTATAGTCACACTCTACCGCTTGGTAGAAAGTTTCATCACCTATCGCTCTTGCCTTGTTAAGTACAAACTTCATTTCAATACGCTTTGATCTTGCTTTGGTAGATTTATCATCTAGATCTATGAAATCCTTTACGTTATCCCGTAAAGCTTTCACAAGGTCCATGTTAAGGTGCCAAGCAACGCCCTGTAGCTTATCTAAAGCCTTCACAAAGGGTTGGCCTAGGCATTGGCTAAAGTCAGCCTCAGAGACCATACGTTTGATATACGGCCTCTTGGTTACAGGGTTTCTTAGCCCTGAGATCTTAGGGAATCTACTAAAACTAGTACCAGTTAAGGTATCTCTCTCGAACTCCGGTGGCACATCCCCTAGTTCTTCCCATTTTGATGTCAGGAATATGATATATGGTGCATGGTATCCGTCGTACTCCCTCTCGATCTCTACAAATTTAAGCTGTAAGAAGGCTTCAAGGAACAGGTCACCAACTGCGAAGAGTTCTTCGTAGGTTGCGTTCACTACCCCTATTCTGGAGAGTACAGCTACACCTATTGACGTTGATGTTATTGTTAACTTGAATACCTTATTACGAGATCTTAGGAACACACCGACAGCAGCTTGTACTGCACAGATGACAAGCTCTTCGTACTCGATACCATAGTCCATATGCCGTCGTAGGAGTCTGATGCCTGAGTGTTGTCTACCCAAGGCACCTCCCCTATTACTTCGTATGTACTGTGCTACATCTTCTATGGCGTTAGACATTTACGCTCCTGAATTGTAGTCCATAAAGTCTACTTGACCCTTTAACCTCTTGGTCTTTCGGTCATAGTAGGCTGTACCACAGTCCCCCGTAAGCCCGTGGAATCTGGACTTAAGTACTCGGAGTTGTATGGTGTTTCTTTCATCTTCATTCTCTGCTATTAAGTTACGAGCAAAAGTTACGATGTCAAAGCTTACCTGTTTGATAGACCCTGAGCCCTTGATGTCATCGATAGATGCTAGGTGACCTTCTTCAAAGGACTTGCCTGCAGACTTACGTAGGTGGGATATGATACCCAACCAAACATCATGCTTCTTTACGACCTTTAGGAGGTCAGACATGATTGCATCAATAGCTTCATTGCCTGTACGCCCATCGGACCCTTCGGATACTGCTATGGTAATGTGATCTAGCACTAGGTACTTACACCCAAGCAGACATAGGTTCTCTATTTGATCGATGAGAGATGAGTCTGACACTGCACCGTTATGATCCAACAGGATTAGACGACCGTCACCAAAGACTTGATCGAATGCTTCACGTTCCTGCTCTACTGTGGGGTCTTCGGGGGTGAACATCTGTATGAACTTCTGAGCAGAGTCACCAATAGATTCCTCTAGTGAAACCATACCGATGTTATCTTCAGTCACTTCTTTGACCTGTAGGATAATCTCCTTGATCATAGTAGACTTACCTGATCCTGTGCCTGAAGTGAACAAGGTGATCTCACCCTGACGCATACCACCTAGCTTATCGTTGAGGCCACTTAAGCATTTCGGATAAGGGATAGACTCTACTGTCTTACGCTTCTGGAACTCTTCCCATATAGCCTCACCACGCACTACGGCAGCAGGAGAATACGGTTGAGCAGCCCAGAAGGCAGCAATGATAGCCTTAGGTCCATGCTTAAGTAGTGTATCACATGGGTCGCTCTCAGGTAGGTTAGCAACCTTTACCTTGTCCCAACCAATGATCTTAGCTGCTTCTTCGATAGCCTTGTCACCAGCTTCATCTTTATCAAACATTAATACTACTGTATCAAATGATCTGACCCACTCACGGTTCTTTATGAGGGGTAGCAGGTTACTTGAGGACGGTAGGGAGACTACAGGGTAGATAGTGTTACCATTAGATAGGTTGGCTTGGGCTACAGCCATAGCGTCTAGCTCACCCTCTGTGATAACAAGAGACCGACCGCCTTGTGTAAAGGTAGACTGCCCAAACAGATCTATATCAGTGTAGTCACCCTTGACCCTAAAGGCCTTTGGTAAGTTTCGTACTTTGTAAGCTACGATTTTACCTTTCTTCGTATAGGGGTAGTAGTGGGTTGCGATAGTACCGTCTTGATTGTAGGCTACTCGCATACCGTAGTGAGATGTTACCTGTTTGGTTATGCCTCTCTCAAGGACCCCTCGGGTATCATATGCTGCGATAGCATCAACGTTTTCTGTTTGCTTAGGTGCATGTGACTCTTGCATTGTAGTCTCTCTTTTGTTTTCGAATGTAGTTTTGTTGCAGACAAAGCATTTACCTATACCATTAGTATACATACCTACCCCGTCTGAGGACCCACAGTGTTTACAGGGCATGTGCTCTCTAAACTTATCTTTACCTTTCATTAAGACCACCGCTTCTCTTTTATGTTGTTGATTCTGTTTCGTTGATCTGCAGACTTCTCTTTACGCTGGATCCGAGTTTGCTTCTTTGTCTTTAAGCTCTTCTCGAATTCCCTCAGAGATGGTGGAGATTCTTTCTTTTGTTTGTACATTGACTGATTCCTTAGGTATGAACTTGATTGCTCCTATCTGTCTGTTTAAGAACACTGGTGTCCCATCTGGGTACTTCTCTGTGAGTACATCTAGTTCCCATTGGACCTTGACTTCTCCTGCAGATAAACCTCCTTTTGTTTCAAACAGTTGTAGTATCTCGAATTGGAAGGACTCCTTACCGAAGTCTGAGATCATCTTGTTGATGTGCTTAGATGAGCTACTGTACTTCTTCCAGTTAGAGGCAACTCTATCCTTACCCTTGCGGTACATGTGGAATTGCTTCCGACCTATGTATCTTTTAGGGTCTTCAGGGTGGTTGCAGGATATCATGTATACGAATCCGAAGTATGCATCAGGGTCAAAGGGAGCTAAGTTATACTCCCAGTGACCTAAGTCTTGTTCACTCATCGTAGTTTACTCTCCCCGTAGACTTCCTCAATAGTTAGTACACCGAAGCCATCGAATGATCTACGCATATAGATTAGATTGAAGCATAGCTGCAACTTCATTTTCCAATCGCTAGGGTGCTTGTCTCTCCATGTCGAACGTACTACGTCAAGCATATCCTCAGGGGACACACCATCTAGGATCTTCTCTGCGGTCTTAGGGCCTACACCCTTGAGACCCTTGATATTATCAGAGGCATCGCCAGTTAGTAGTTGTTTACACAGTAGGTAGTGACCTGTTGCTTCATCGGTGTGGTACAGGTTCTTCTTGTTGAAGTTGTAGTGCCATCCGGGAATCATATCAATGTCCTTATCCACATGAGCAATAACCCAAGTGTCACCTGCAGCTTCCGCTTCAGTAGCCCAGATAGATACGATATCATCAGCCTCACAACCATCGGCTGGTACGCAGTCCGTAGACCAGCAGTACTCATACAGGTTGTTAAGCGTCTTCTTGATGTCGGGATCCATAGCATACTTTGATCGGTTTGCTTTGTAGTCTTCAGCCATATCATGCCTGAAATTACCCTTACCTTTTACAGAGACATACCCATGCTTACTGTTGGTATCCCTCATTACAGCCCTTAGGGCCAGATCAAAGGTACTCTGGGCCTGACTGTCTGTCTTTACTGTTGCTGCAATACGGTAGAGCATTGAGTCTGCATCAATAAAACATTTATCGAAATCAAACTCCTCTTTGTGGTCCATATCAGTGAACGTCAGCATAGCTATCTCCTATTTGTCCATCTCCATCCATACACATAACGCCCACAGACTTAGGGGCCTCTCGGAAT